GCCGGGAGGAAGTCCGAATATGTAGAGTTTTTCGAGGAGATCGCGCGTGCGCAAGCCAAGGCCAAGCCCCGCCTCATCATGTTGTTGTCAAAGGCGGCCGAGCGTAACCCCCGCACCGCGCTGGCGATCCTAGAGCGACGATACCCGAAGGAATGGGGCGTCCGTCAATATGTCGAAACTCGCGACCGGACCGGCGAGCCGGAGCTAAGGGAGGAGGACGTTCTTCCGCTCGTTCTCGAAGTCCTCGACGAAGCGCCGGCCCTCAAGGAGAAGCTTCTAAAGAGATTGGAGGAATTGAAATGAGGAGGTCCACGCTGCGGTGGGCGCTCGACCCTGCGGCGTGGGCACAGGATAATCTCAACTTCCATCCCGATCCCTGGCAGGTGCGAGTCCTACGCAGCCCGGCCAAGCGTAAGGTGTTCAATTGCGCCAGACAAAGCGGCAAATCGACCGTGGCGGCCATCAAGGCGTTGCACCGCGCCCTGTTCTACCCCGGTTCGCTGATAATCCTCATCTCACCATCACTGCGTCAGTCCAGCGAGCTGTTCCGCAAGGTCACCGATCTCCTAGATCGACTGCCAGAGCGGCCGGAGCTCACCGAGGACAACAGACTATCGCTGACGACCGCCACAGGTTCCCGCATAATCTCGCTGCCGTCCAACGAGCGCACCATCCGCGGTTACTCGGCTGTAGACCTCGTGATCGAGGACGAGGCGGCGGCGGTGCCGGATGAGATCTATACCGCCGTCCGCCCCATGCTAGCCATATCAAATGGAGAGTATTGCCAGCTGTCAACCCCGCGAGGCCGTCGAGGACACTTCTGGGAGGCGTGGTCGTCGGACGAATGGGAGAAGGTAATGATCACCGCGGCCGAGAATCCCCGCATATCCGAGGAGTTCCTGGCGGCCGAGAGGGTCGCGCTCGGTTCCCGCATGTTCGCCCAGGAGTACGAGTGCGTGTTCCTTGAGGAGCAGGAGGGCGGCATGTTCCAGCGACAGTGGTTCGCCAACGCGCTCGTCGATGATTGGCCACGGGATGCTCGCACCGTCCGCTACTGGGACCGGGCGGCCACCGAGGCCACCGACGGCAATGATCCTGACTACACCGCCGGCTGCCTCATGGCCGCCAAGGACGGCCGTTACTGGATCATCGACATGCAGCATGCCCGTTTAACGCCGAAGGGCAACGAGGACCTCATCGCTGCCATCGCGGCCAGGGACGGGACGGGGACGTCGATACGGATGGAGGAGGAGCCGGGCAGCAGCGGTAAGGATACGATCGACCACTACGCGCGGCGCGTCCTGGTCGGCTACGACTTCCGCGGCGTGCGAGCGACCGGCAGCAAGATCGAGCGGGCCGCCCCGTTCTCGGCCGCCTGTGAGGCCGGCAATGTAATGATCGTTCGGGGATCGTGGGACTACAACGATTTCATCGATGAGCTATGCGCGTTCCCCCGCGGCCCTCACGATGATCGTGTGGATGCCGCCTCGGGCGCGTTCTCCGAGCTTGCCCGCCGTTCCGACCCCTCGCGACTCCTGCGGTACGCATCTCGCCGTCGATAGCTCGCGGTCGTCTAATAGTGGATGTTTATTACCACGTGACATCTTCCCTCATATAGGATGCGGTCTGTCGGTCTAGCTAGGCGGCTTACCCTGCCGTTCGGGAAGGCGAAGCCGCGCACGTTCCCTAGCGCGCAGCGCAAGAGCGTGCGCGATCTGTTCTCACGCCGCGACCGCTCGTACCGCGAGCTGGTCGAGCTGGAGACGCGCTACCTGCAGGGCGGCCCGGTGCGCGAGGCCATCGACGCCTACGCGCTCATGGTGCTGAGCAACGGCTGGTACATCGACGGCGAGGACGAGACGCTCGTGCAGGACACGGAGGACCGCCTCAACGAGCTCGACCTGAGCGGCTCGCTGTGGCAGGGCATCGTCGACTCGCTGGTGTTCGGCGACGCCTTCCAAGAGCTGGCGCCAGGCGCCGGGACGCGATCGGACGAGATCGTTGCCATCATCCCCCGCCCGGCCAAGATGTTCGACATCCTGACCGACCAGGCCGGCATGATCACCGGCTACCGCCAGTTCCGCGACGGCGGGCTGCGCGAGGACTACATCGACCTCGACCCGCGCGACATACTGCACATCTCGCTGTTCCACGTAGGCGGGAGCCGGTACGGCCTCAGCCTGATCGCCTCGGCCAAGGACGACATCGACCGCGACACGCGCATGATCTGCTCGCTGGTCGACTCGATCGAGGCGCACGGCAAGCCCCGCTATCATGCGAGGGTAGGCCAGCCGGGGGAGGACGTGTCGCAGGCGGTGCTTGACCGCATCGCCGACCAGCTGGACGACCTACAGACCAACTGCGAGCTGGTGACGTGCCGTGACACCGAGATCACCGTGCTCGATTCGGCCGGGGTAGCCAACACCAAGGTCTACAGCGATCTCACCATCCAGCGGATGGCGTGCGCCCTAGGCGTGCCGGAGGAGATCCTGGGCCTCGGGCGTGGGAGCACAGAGGCCACGGCATCGGTGCGGCAGAGAGTGTTCGAGAACAAGATCGGGACCATCCAGAAGCGCCTGGAGCGCATCTATAACGAGCAGCTCATCGACCGCCTGACCGGGAGACCGGGGGAGGTCCGTCTCAAGTTCAATGACATCTCGCCGGAGGACGAGCTGCGCGAGGTGCAGTATGTCACGGCCGTATTGAACGCCGACCCCATCCGACCGCTCGCCTCGCGCAAGTGGGCGCAGCAGCGGCTACGGCTGCCGGTGGACGAGGAGGAGGACGATGGCTTCGCCTTCTGAGCGCGTCGATCCGCGCAACCCCACGGGCATGCGCGCCATCGAGGCCGGCAACGTGCGAGCGGCGCAGCGCTCCGTGGACCGGGCCATCGCCGACATCCTCAAGCTCATCGAAACGCGCGACGTCACCGACCCGGCCGAGATACAGCGCCTGGTGCAGATCAACCTCGACGCCTGGGGGCGGGTCAACAAGCGCCTGGCCATCGAGCGCATCCGCGAGTCGGTGCGCCGCGGCGTCATCCGATCGTCCCAACTGCTCAAGGCGCTGCGCATCGAGCCGGCCGCCGAGACGATGCTCACGCTCGTCTCTCGCACCATCGTCCCGGCGCACGAGGCCCTGGCGACCGACACCCAGGACAGCATCGCCGCCGACCTGCGGCAGCGGCTGACCCGCGCGATCGTGGAGACGCAGCGCACCGGCCAGGGCAAGATCGTCCGGGCGCGCATCAAGGAGGAGATCGCCGGGCCTCGCGATCGGGCGGGCATCGCGGCCTCCTGGGACACGATGGAGCCGTTCCGCCAGGCCACGATCGAGGTGTACAAGCTCAACGGCATCCCGTCGGTGACGTGGTACACCGAGCGCGACGATCGCGTGTGCGACTTCTGCCGGCGGAGGCACGGCAAGCGGTACCGGCTGGACCGCGTGCCCGAACCGCACCCGAGATGCCGTTGTGCACTTTTACCGGACACGGAGGCGTCATGAAGCTGCGCATGTTGAACCTGGACCTGCCAGCCGCCCCCGAGCACTATCTGGAGCAGGAGGGCGGGGGGCTGCTCGTGAGGGGAGTGGTCCTGCTGGCCGAGGGCACGTGGACCGATTCCGCGGTCCGCACCCCACTGTACTATCCGAGAGAGGTGCTGGAGCGCTGTGCCAAGCAGTGGGAGTCGTCCACGTACTGGGCGCGCCACGCCGGCGGGCAGCCCCGGAACATCGTCACCGACCGCCTGGGCGAGGTGCTCGACACTAGGTACGACGCCAAGCTGGGCGCGATCGTCGGCGACGTGCTGTACGACGGCCTCACGCAGGCGTCGAGGGACGGCGCAGCCCTGGCGCTCGGACGCGTGAGGATGGGCAAGCCTCTCGCTGTCAGCGTTGAATGGTATGGCGACGCCGTCTACAACGCGAAGGAGAAGCGCGAGGAGGCGGTCGACATACATTTTACCGGCCTCGCGGCGGTAGACCGCGGCGCCTGCAAGAGATGCACATTACCGGCGGCCCTTGAGGACGCCGATCAGAACCAGAGCGAAGGAGAGAACATGGACGAGGCAGAGCTGAACCAGAAGCTCGCTGCCTTCAAGGAGGAACTGCTGGCCGCGGTCGACGAAAAGCTCGCCGCGTTCAAGGACTCCCTGGAAGGCGGAGAGGGCCCGGCGGAGCCGGAGAACAAGGAGATGAGCGAGGCCGTCGACAAGCTCACCAAGGAGCTGTCGGAGGCCATGAGGAAGATCGAGGCGCTGGAGAAGCGGCCCCAGCCGAGGACCGCGCCCGAGCCCGACAGGGAGCTAGATGAGCTGATCGTCCCCGAGGGCTATACTGTGAGGAGGAGCTGAGCATGGCAGACATAGCAGCGTTCCCAGACATGGGGGACAACATCCTGATCGCTGGAACCAACATCCAGCGGTACAAGGCCGGAGCGGCGATCAAGAAGGGGCAGGCCGTGGCCATCCACGGCACCGGGGTCAACGAGACGGTCCACCCGGCCGTCAAGGGGACGACCGCCTCGGTGGAGGGCGTGGCGCTGGCCGACGCCGAGCAGGGCGAGTTCGTGCCCGTGGCCGGCCCCGGCTGCGTAGTGCTCATGGCCAACGCCGACAACACCACCGCCATCGACGCCGGCTCCGGGGTGGAGGACAACGACAACGCCGTGGGCGGGACCATCAGTGCGCTCCCGGCCAACTCGGGAAAGGCCACCGCCGATTACGCCAACCTGGTCGGCGTGGCTATCGACGACATCCCCGGGAACGGTGTCGGACGCGTCAGGCTGCTGTGCTCGATAACCTGCATCCCCAACGCGACCTGAGGTGACGACATGACCCAACTACTCAGAGACTTCCTGACCGTGGCGCTGGCCGACAACAGGTCGGCCGCGAGGAGGCTGGCCGAGCAGCCCCACATCCGCAAGCTCGGGTACTACGACGAGAGCGGCAAGGTCAAGCCGGTGCGCGAGCTCCTGCTGACCGGGGACCTCACCGGGAGCAACCTCATCCAGACCGAGGTGCACAAGACCGTGGTGGAGGGCGCCAACCCCATGAGGGCGTTCATGGACGTCCTGCCGACCGTCCGCATCAAGGGGACCACCTACAAGTGGCCCTACGGCGAGACGGGCGTGTACGCCGAGAAGTACCCGCAGGGCGCCGAGATCGGCATCCGCACCCAGGACTATGCCGCGGCCACCTACGACGCCTCGGAGGTCATCGCCCAGCGTCCGCTCATCTCCGACACCATGATCGAGTCCGGCCAGGTGGACGTCATCGAGCAGGAGCTCCAGTTCGCCGGCGCGGCCGTGCTGAACAAGGCGGAGCGCATCTGCCTGTCACGTATCCTAGAGAACAGCGGGCTGGAGCACGACACCGCCGGCAGCAACCAGGGCCTCAAGGCCATCAGCCGCGCCGTGACCAAGGTCAAGGGCGCGGGCATGATGCCCGACACCGTCATCCTGCACCCCGACTGCGAGGGCCTGTGCGTGCAGGACGTCGTGATCCCCCAGTCGCCTGGAGCGGACGCCATCGCCCGCGGACAGGGCATCCCGGACGGATACCTCGGACTGAAGTGGCGCGTGTGCAGCGTCGACGACGACTCGGCGACCTACACCTGGGGGTACGGGGCCGACGGCAACATCGGTGCCCTGGTCCTGGACAGCCGCCGCGCCGGCGGGATCTACCTGCCGCGCGACCTGACCATCAAGAACTACGAGGACCCCATCCGCGACATGCAGGGCATGACCGTCACGATGCGCATGGACTGCCAGGCCCACATCGGCAAGGCCATCTGCCGCGTGGAGTATTGAGCGACGCCCGGGGGGAGCGGCATCCCCCCATCCATGTAACATGCTCACCGAACAGAACTCCGGCAGGTACCTCAGCGCCGAGTGGCAGCGCAAGCGGGCGCAGGCCATGATCGACCGCACTCGCTTCTCGCAGCAGGAGCTGGACTGGCTGGAGGTCGAGGAGCACCAGGGCCGGGGCGAGCAGCTGCCGGCGCGCAACCGGATCGAGAGCACGCCGATCGTCGGCGAGCCATACGCTAGGGAGAGGAGACGGATGATAGACATACGAGATAGACCAGAGGCAGGGGGTAGGGACTAATGGGCGGTTATCTGGCACACTCGCCGGTGGCCGACGTCATACGGTCCGGTCGTCGGGAGGACGTGACGGTCACGGCCAGCCCGCTGACCAATTCGAGCATCGAGTGCGGTCTGATATGGCTGCAGGCCGATGAGGACAACACCGATAGCATCTACTGGGGAGGGCCTGATGGACAATATAACGCCCTCGTGCCCGGACAGACGATACCGCTGACGATCAGCAATACCACGAAAGTGTACGTCCGATCGAGGAGCGGGATCCAGACGGTCAACTACGCCGCGTTGGACTGATACCATGACGCCATCATCGTTCCTCTTCCGCCGGAAATTGTTCTACCCGAGCGATGTCATGCTCCCTCTCCCCACTCCAGGGATCGAGTGGGACAAGCTGACCGACACCTACACCCGACTGAGGTCCCGACGTCCTCCACTGGCCGTGGCGGTCATGTGGGACGCCGTCGAAGACACCTATACGCGTCCGGAGCGTGGATGAGATGACATTTAATTTTGATGATCTGGAGCCGTGGAAATCGATCGAGCGTGTGAACCTCAGCGACGACGGGGAGATCCTCGCCCGATTCGGTGACAACGACTATCGGGACGACGGCAGCAACGGCCAGGTGATGGTCCGGATCCCTAAGTTCTTCTATCGCGCTGAACACGGGGCGAGGTCGCATGGTTACTACATCAGCCCGTACCGGCTCTCCGGCTACAAGGTGAGCAGGGCTCATCTCCGGAACGGCAAGGAGGTCGATGAGGTGTTCATCGGCGCTTACAAGGCCAGCATCTATGATGTGTCGGAA